GGTATAACCGGTGAGGTCAACGGGCGCGCCAGTGGACGACTTGAACTGGAGCTGCACGCTCCACGTCGCGCCTTGCTGTACGGTGATATCAAAGGGCGCCGCGGTTTGCGCGAAAACCGGCTGCACACACGCCAACAGGGCCAGCGCCAAAAAGGCGAGGGCGTATCGTTTTCCTTGGGTGAACATGGTAGCTCCTTAGAAGGCGTCGTCGTATCCAAGCGCGAGGAGGTTCCCGTAATTTGCAGTCGAGTCGAAGACCTGCATCAGCTCGAAGGTGACCTGATTTGACCCGTTCAGGCTTGCCCGGACATTCATTTTGTACCCGGTGGAAATGTAGGAATAGCTGGACTCGTCCCAGACCGTCGTGCCACCCGAATTAACTCCCGTCTTCCTTATATAATGCGTGACCGCCTTTCCAATGCTGATCATCCGCAAAAAGGTGGCTGTCCGGGGGAAGTTATAAAGATCGGTGACAACCGTGAAGGCCGTCATGTTCGTGCTGCTGCGGTAAACCGTGCAGTTGTCAGTGCCAGGGGCGGGGATATTGGCATAGTCAGAGCCTGGGCTTAGTTCCACCAGCGTGACGGAACGGTCCACCTTAAAAAAGGCCTTGACTGAGGCGTTCGACTTAGTGAAAAAGGCTGCCCGGTAGCGCCAGGTGGCCTGCGTAGGATGCACCCCCGATGAATTAGGCCAGGTGGTCGAGGCTTTGAGGGTGAACGCATGGGTCGCCGGGTTCGATACGGTGTAGAGGCAGTACCAGGTGGCTGCGACAGCGGCATAACCGCTCTCGAAATTGGTGCCGACCGTTGTATCCAACGAAACGGTGCTTGTGTTCGCGTACTGAACGCCTGCCAGCGCATAACCGCCCGGCCCAACCGTAATCGTCGTGCCGGAGCCGTTGACATCCATCCCGAAGGGCGCGCCCACCGCCCCGCCCTTAGCCGTGCCGTCCGCATTGAGGGTGACATCGAGCCTTGCGCCAAGGCTCGCGGTAGTTCCCCTCGCCGCCACGACCTCGTCGTCAACGGCCTTCAGGGTCATATCGGTGCCGGCCGCATAGGTGGCGCCTAGAACATTGGTGGCGATCTTGGCGGCGGTCACACTGTGGTCTGGGTGGTCAATGGGGCTGGCCGCCTTGTGAGCGGCCAACGCCGAGTCGCCGTTGTCAATGCGGCCCTTCAATTCATTGATGGCCGCAACCGCGCTGGATTTGGCCGTGGTAAGCAGTTGCGCGATGTCTCCCAGCCAGCCGGAAACGCTGACCGTGTCATCCTGCATCCCATTGAGCACGGCGCTAGGAACCTGGTCGCCGGGGTTGAAGGTTTTGCGGCGGCTCGTGATTTGGGATGCCTCGATGAGGGCCACCGTGGCAAGAATCAGTACCAAAAAGGTGAAGGCTTTTCGCATTGCTACCTCCTAAATTGAGAGGACCTCGCCGGGCGTGTCTGTTAAGGAACCGGCGTCGTCAAATAAGAAACCGTTATCGAACGTCAGCAGGCCCTGCGTGTGAGCCGGCTTGGCGTCTTCAATGGCCTGGCGAATCTGCGATATACGCACCGTCTTCGTAACTTGCGCCCATTGAATGTTCACCGTGAATTTGAAAATGTACTCCGGCGGGTCGCCGGTCTGAAGAACATATTCCGTGACGGTGGGGCGGTAGCCCACGAGCGGCTCCAGCGCATCCTGAATCGCGGATATGCTGATGCCGGGGCTGCGCCGGAGCTTGGACAGAAGCGCTTGCCGGCGCACCGTTGGCGCTTCGCCGCTATTTGATGGCAGGCCATAGACCCGCTCGAAGGAGGCCAGCAGCGCCTCCGTGGTGTCGGCGAATATCTCTTTGCCAAGAGCGTCAATTTGCGCCTCAAGCTCGCCGAGCCTGGCAGCGATGGCCTCCGTGTCCGCCGCGTTAATGGTCCCCTCGCCCATGTCATAGGGGCCTCGCGGGTACAGGCGTTTCAGCAGGTCGAAATAGGTGCCAGCCATTCGTGCCTCAAGCGAAGGTTATGATAATTGCGCCAGGAGCGACCATCTCTTGATGAGTGGCGTCAACGGTGGTCACGACGTTGGCGGTGGGCTTAGAGAGAGCCACATCCAGCACGCCCGAGATGGACGAGACCGCCGCGATTAGCTTTGAGAGATACAGCGTCCGCGTTATCGGGTAGCTCGCGCCTGCCGTATAAATGGGCGGCGGCTCAGCGCCCAAAAGGCCGCGAAGCGCGTCATAGATGCCTTGCCACAACGGGCCGCCTGGGTAAACGACCGCGCCGCTTGAAGGCGCGGAGGAGAGCGGCTCCGTCAATTCAAATTGCGTGCCGGAAAGGATGGACTTGATAAATCGCTCTTCCTCATTTATAACGACGCGGCTGAGGGCGGAGAGGCCAGCCGTACTATTGACGTTGATGAGGCTTGCGGTGCTGCCAGAGGCCACCGTTTTCGTGCCTGTCCAGTCGCCGCCGAAGCCGCTTGCAGCGGTCACCGAGACGGTAACGTCCACCGGGACGGGGGTCGGAGCTATCGCCTCAAAATCCTTGGCGGTGCATGGCCGCACGGCGTCAATCGCCGCCTGGACGCTATCCAGCAACTCAGCCGCCGGTATTCTATCTCCTCCGGAGGCCGTGACTATCACGTCCACCGTGCCCAATCCGCGCCTAAGCGGATAAACGTATGCCGTGGCCACGCCCGCGATCGCCTCGGCCCACACTTTATAATCGTGGGCGTTGCCCCCAGCCGGGGGCTGCCTCAGCCGGTCCAACAGCCTGGCCAATAGCGCGGCGTCGCTTTCCACGTCGGCGCCGCCCGTGAAGGCCGACGCCGTCGAAGCCGTGGACTGGACGTTCGCCGGGGGATCAAGAACGGTCAGATTATCCACCCCCGAATTGTTCGCCAGAAGGTTCGCTGCTATGCCCGCCGTCAAGGTGACCGCCGGGACGGTCACCGTGCCATCAGGCCCAAAGGTGCCAGCGGCCGTGTTGGTGAGCTGCACCCCTGAAACGTCTTGCAAGGTAAGCCCCGCAGGCAAGCTGCTTGACGGGGTCCCGCGCATCAAGACGGTGCCTTCGGCGACGGAGGCCGGTTCGCGGCTGAGGCCGTAAAGCGCCGCATGATGTTCCAAGCTGGCCGTTGCCGCCGTGTCCGGGAATATCTGGTTGCCTGTCCACGCAAGATATTGGTATAGCCCTTCCAGGAGCGCGGCCCAGGCACGGATGCGGGCGTAGATGTCAGAGCCTCTTTTAACATCGGCGTCGGCGAGGGCGTTTTGGTAGGCAGCCTGAAAAGCGCTGACAATCTGCTCGAAGTTCAAAGGCGAATAATCGCTCATCAGCCCACCTCCACGAAATGGTGAAAGATGAAGGTCTGGTTGCCGGCGGCGGTGACCTCTATCGCGATATCCATTCGCCGCGAGCTTGCGTCGCCATCCGCCCATGCCGTTTCGACGGAGACGGCCGCCGCCAGCCCGGTATCCAGCAAATACTGAAGCGCCTGGCGGCAGGCATCCTGGGCGAAACCGAGCACCCGGCTGACGGCCTTTTCGCGCTTGAGCTTGTACAGCTCGGAGCCAAAATCAGCGTCGCCCAGCAAGGAACCCTTCTCGGTCGCGAGCGCCAGATAGACGCGGTTGCTCAGGTCATTGCAGAGCGCGAGGTTGGCACCGTCCAGCACATAGTCGCGGGTGGCGGGATCAATCTGATAGTCGTTCATGCCTTCGCCTTCGCAATGGCGCTCGCCTGCGCCGTCGGCGCCGTAACCGAACCGACGCCGGACCCGCCCTGGCAGGCGGCGAATTTCGCATTGACGGCGCTCGTCATGTCATCGAGAGCTTTTTGCAGGTCCGCCTTGCGGACGATCCCGTCGCTATCGGCCAGCCCCTTCGCGCCAAGCTCGACAAGGGGAGCGGTCGTATAAACCCTCGTGGCGCTATTTATCTCCATGTCCTTGTTTTTGTAGATGCGGATATAGTTGCCCTGCCAGTCGTGGAACGCGGCCTCTCCCGCTTCGAGCTTTGGCCTGTATCGCCGGTCATTCTCGGCCACAAGGATCAAGTGCCCGTTTTCGCCGCCTACGAAAAGAACGGCGCATTCGGCGCCAGGGAGCGGGCGTGAGGAAAAACCGTAATGCTGCCATAGTTCGGCTTTGCGCAAAACCTCCTCATTGAGCCCTTGGAGAGAACAGCCGTAGCTATCATCAATTATATTGAGGACGGCGCGAGCAACGGCCCGCTTTACCTGGCCTAGGCGCTGGCGGATCAGCTGGTCCACCTGCCTCAGCATCAGCCTCTCCCATAGACGCCCCAGATGCCTGGGAGCGTGAGGACCATATAAGTGCGGGTGCCTTCGCGCCGGTCCCGCTGGTATTTGCACTTTGATATCCAGTAAACGCCGTCAACGCCCAAAAGGTCCGAGTGGACAACCGCCTGTTTGTTGGCGGCGAAGATGGCCCCGTTCTGGCTGTGGCCGGGGGCCACAACTTCAATGCGCGTGCCCTCAAGCTTCCTCAGCGCCACTTCAGCTTGAGCGCGGCGCTTCGACCGGGAAACGCTTTTTGAATCGGAATCAACTATGCGCAAGACTTTTTTGTATGGGACCTCGGCGTCGGTTGCTTCCCCGACGATGTTCCAAGAGCTATCCAAGCCGAAGATAAGGTCGTTCCCTTGGCGCGAGCCGTAAACGATGACCTTGCTGTAGCGTTCGGCCATGCTGCGCATATAACTGATCTCGCAGTTGTTGCGCATCATTTGGGGGGCGGTTGAGTAGTGCTCGAAGGCCAGGGCGGCTGGCCCCTCGTAACTTGGCCTGCCGACGTTCAACGTGCCGTCGGCGCTCGTCCATATGGCAAGCCCCATGCGTCCGGCATAGCGGAAGAGTACGTCCCACGCGCTCTCTCCGGGGTTCGTTTTGATGGTCTCCATCTCTTCGAGCGGGATGGAATCGCCCGCGCCGGGGAGCCAGTTGAACTTGGTAACGCCCACTTCGCCGGCGACTCTTTGGACAAGCGACTTTAGCGTCGCGCCTTCAAGCGTCAGTATCGGCGCGGCCCCGTCAACCAGCAGCGCAGCCGTTTTGTCGCGCCCTTGAACCATCAGCATTGAACCCCAGCGAGAAACCGACCCGGCGATCCTGTCCACTATGCCGGTAAGAACCTGCTGGCCGTTGAGCTGTACCTGCACTTCGCTGCCAAGAGGTATCTTCGTGAACCAGCCCTTTTGCGGCGCGCCAACGGTGAACGAAAACGCATGGGCGGGGGTGAAAAGGTCCTGCTCAAACTCATAGCTCTCCCAGTCATAGCAAGAGCCGGCGGAAGTTATCAGAGTCATGCGGTCGGCTATCATTGCACATACACCCGCAGCGCCGTTCCGGCGCTCAAGCGGTTGGGGTTCGCGATGGCGTTCAAGAGGACGATTTCAGAGGTGCGGCTCATATCCTTGTAAAGCGACCATGCCAGTTCGGCCACCGTGCAGTCGCTGTCCAGCGTGATCTGCTTTAAGGGCGGCTTTGTTTCGATCAGCGCCCGCCCGTACGCCAAGAGCGACGCGGCCAGGTCAGCGAGCGGCGCGGCCAGCGGCTCCGCGCCGACGCCGTAGGCCGAGCGAAGCGCGTCAATGGCCGCCTGGATTCTCGCGCGCAGGTTCATGACCGCCGCCTCGATTTCGCTTGGCAACATCGGGCGCGACGCCATCAGCGCCATCGCGGCGTCAGAGTCATCGAGAATGGCGGTGATCGTGTCTAGAAGCGCCATCAGGATTTGAACCCCTGCGCGGCGGCCCGCGCCTTGGCAAGCGCCTGCTGCGCTTGCGTCTGCGTGCTCTGGGCGTCTTCAACGACAAAGGCGTGCCAGTTGGTGGAGTCTTCGGTGAACCTCAAGTCAATTTCGCAGTAGTCGCGGCCCGAGTGGGAATGGCGGACGTTCGCGGTTTCGCACTGGCACTGGATCGTTCCCCATACCGGGTGGATAAGCGCATCGGTGCCGCCCTCTTCGATCTTCTTCAAGAGCGCGTCGCGGCGCGCCAGGCCATCCGCTCCGAGAAAGACGGCCTTCAATTCTATCACCCGCGCCTGGCGGCCCATGTCCTCAAGGTCCGCGCCGGGGCGGTTCGGATATTCATGGCGGGCGATCGCGTTCCCCACCTGGTCCGACACGTCCTGAAAATCGAAGGCCACGCCTTTGTAACTCGCGGTTTTCAGCGAATCAAAAAGAGGGTAGCCCATTTATGCCCCCGTCCGGGGCGCGGCGTTTGTGCCGCGCCGCGAGCCCTGAATTTCAGGGTGGTCCAGGTTGGTGGACGAAACCGTTGCGTTGCCGTCCTTGTCAACGTTCACGGTCAGGTGAAGCTGCGGCTGCTGCGCCTGGAGCGCTGCCACCAGCGCGGCGAGGTCCTTCTCGGACAACAAGCCGCGCCCCTTCTGCGCTTCGAGGTTCTTAATCACCGCGTCAATGCCGCCGCCGCCGCTCTGCGCACGCATCAGGGCGTCAGCGGCAGCGCTGCGCTGAGACTCGGACAGTTTGGAGGCATCGAAACCATAGTTCTGCTGCATTTTATCGGCAAGCGTCTTGCTGCCAGCAGTCGCTCTTCTCATCGCATAAGCGGCCTCTTTGTTGGCCATGCCGAACTCGGCGACGAGCAGGCCCGCCTTGCCGATGTTATAAAGGCCCACGGTCGCTGCCCCAGCCGCCGCGCCCAAAGGGCCGCCCACCTGCGCGCCCATAATGGCCGCGCTGCCTTCTCCCGCCAGAGCCGCGCCGGCATAGGCCCCCATCCCGGCATTTGGCCCGGCGGCGGTGAGGATGCCGCCCTGGACGCCTATGCCGGTAACGCCGCCCACAAGGCCGCCAAGCAGCCCTGCCTTCACGTTTGTCCCGCCCGCGCCCGTAGCGCCCCCCGGCTGCCCAGGAGCGCCAGCCGCGCCCCCCGCGCCGCCTGGGCCGCCCCCCCAGTTAGTCACATAGACGGGCACGGCGCCGCTTACCCCGCCCAGCGCGCCACCGGCGCCAGCCGAACCTTTCGCCCCGCCAAAAGCGCCGAATATCTCGCTAATCGTTTTCGCGAAATCCCGCGCCTTCATTATCGCGTAGAGCCCCAACATGGCCGTGCCTACGCCGTAAATGGTTTTTATCGCCGCATCAGCATGTTTATTCAGCACGTCTAGCAGATTGTTCAGGCTGCCAAGAACCTTAGTCTGCACATTGTGAACATCAAGAAGCGTTTTTTTGAACTCCTCCCATTTGGCTTCAGGAGAGTTTTGGAGAGTTTGAAGATTCTCGTCGGTCAGCGTGCCGCCGTTCTTAATTTCGTCGGCGCGCTTCTTGATATTGTCCAGCTCTTCGGCGAGCTTTTTGAAATAGGCCGCGCCCCGCGCGCCGCCGAGTTCGGGAAAGAGCATCTGCTGCTGCATGTCCGGGAGCCTGCTCACCTTTTTCACGAAATCGCCGAATACGTCCACGAATGGGCGCATGTGGTGTTGCGCATCTTGCAATTGGACGCCCAACTGGCCCATTGTTTTGGCGCCGCTCTTCGAGGACATCATAACGAAAAATCGGCTCAGGATCGGGTTGGCAGCTTCGGCGCTGCCGGTGACCCCGGCGATTGCATCAGCCATTGCCAGATATTCGGGCAGCGTCGCCCCGGCAGATTTTGCGCTAAGGGCGGACTGCCTGAGCAGGTCAGGCAGGGCCTCCATGTTCAGGTGGCCTTTGCGCGCCGCGGTGGCCACCTGGTCAAGCACGACCGCCAGTTGCTTTTGATCGCTGGTATTAACGCCCCATGTCTCATGGAGCTTTTGGATCACCTCGCCAACGTTGCCAACGTCCGTCCCCATGATTGAGGCCGTCTTCCCGGTCAGCTTCATCTGGGCGATCACGTCGTCGTAATTCGCGCCCTCGCGCAGACGCGCCGCGGAGGCAGCCATCAGGGACGACACGTCCACGCCGGGCATGGCCTTGGCGACCTCATAGACGTTGTCCTTGAGGCCCGCCAACTGCTTGGCGCTCAGGCCGGCGAGGATGCCGAGGCGGGTGAGGGCGAAGCCGCCCTCCATGGTCTTGCCGACAAATTCTTTCAAACCGTACCCGCCGGCAACCAGCGCGAGGCCCTGGCCGAAGCCGCCGATTTTGGAGTCAAGCACGTCAAGGCCGTGGCCGAGGCCGGACATGGCGCGCGCCGCCTTCGAGCCGAAAGTGGCAACGGCCTCCTCGGCCCCCTTCAGGCCGCGAAGGAAGCGGCTGTTGTCGAGCGATAATTTGAGTTCAACTTTCGGATCGCCCATGGCCTCGTCAATTCATGTACTTCTTGGACACCCAACGCTCCCTTGCCGCTCCGCCCTGGTACAAGAGCGCGGCCAGCGCGAGCGCCTGCCCGTCGGTC